TATAATTTTTGCCATGACCAGTAATCCAAGCCTTAAGCTTATATTTTCCCCAATCGCTAATACTTTTATTTATAGTTGTTTTCAGATAATCATCAAATGCATTATAGGCCATGTCTTGAAACTTGATTATTACTGCATCATCATCTGAAAACAGATTATAATCTGATAGCTCACTTTTAAGATTTTTCATATCATAGCGCGATAAGATATGTTCTACTAATCCCGAAGTATCAAATTTACCCTTTGCCAACACTGTAGGCCAGAGGTTTTTATATTCTTCAAAATCCATCTTGTCCGAACTCCCTTGTGTTTTGTACTTCAGCGGCAAAAGAATCATAACCGCCGATATGTTTTCCATGCCAAAAAATTTGTGGCACAGTCTCAAAATTTCCAACTCTTTCAATCAACGTCTGATATATATCTAAATCAGAAGCATCTTTATACACATAATCTAAATTATATTTTTCAGCAAGCTCCTTAGCTTGATCACAAAAACCACATCTACTAGTTCCGTATATTTCTATCATGTTTTCCTCTTTGAATTTCTAATGGTCTGAATGTACTATTGCCCGTGTTCTCTAACATTTCTTTCGTCATTATATAGTCGCGCACTAAGTCGCTCCTCACAATATCTTCCCAACCAAAATTAACAATTCTAAAGAATCTCATCTGTTCGATAATCTGCATAAATTTAATGATGCCGTCACTTTCGTCTTTAAATTTAAAATCTGTCTGTTTATGATCTCCACAGAAAATTAGCCGACAATCTTTACCAATTCTAGTAATCACAGAATCTAGTTCATGGAAGTTTAAGTTTTGCATTTCATCTACGACAACAATTGCTTGGTCAAAAGTACAACCTCTAAGAAATGATGTTGTTTCAAATTGAATCTTATTTGCAGTTTTCATCTTATTATATGCGCCCTCAAAGCCAAATAGTTCTGAGCATACAAGACGATACGGCGCCTCATAAGACGCTTCCTTTTCTTCCTTAGTTCCTGGCAAAAAGCCTTGGTCTCTTGTCGTTACGGCAGAGCGCAAAACAATAATCTTCCTATAGATATCAGGATCATTCAACATTGCTTCTAATGCAAGATATAATGCAATAAAAGTTTTACCTGTGCCCGCACTACCTGACATAACTAAATTTGCATCGTCATCCCAATAGTCGAAAGCTAATTTCTGATTTTCGGTAATAGGATCAATTTCCATTAGTTCTTCTATATTCACAGTCAGAGAATTATTTTTCTTCATTTTATACAGTCCTGATAGTGTTATTTCTGCCAGAACCTTCTTTAGTTCTATTCATCAAATCTTTAAACCCCTGCGGAGTTTGACCTAACATATCTCGCCTTGAGCCGATAAATCCTGCTGTAGATAATCCCTGAGTCAAATTTTTATCTTCTGAAAGCATTTCTTGTAATTTTGACCAAGTACATTGTACTTCCCAAGACTCATCTGTTGTAGTATTTTTTATTGTATAAAGTGGCATCATTCATATCCATCTGAATTGCTAATTTCTGTTTATGTAGTTCTAGTTCCCAATGTCTAACTATTAGAAATTTATTCTTGTGGTCTCTCGGCAATTTCTTGGCTCTTTGCAAATTGTCATACTCATATTTAACTAACTTGCTACGGCTGTAAACCAGTCCGGTATTTGTCGTTTGGACCATGACATTTTAAACCTTTCTTGCTTTGTCTTATAGTACAATTTATACGATTTTATTGGATCGTCTGGAAAAATACATTCTGGTGCTGCACCCATAGCTAATTTGAACGGTGTTTGTTCTATGTCTGGTATATTTTTAGGAGCAACACGGAGGGCATGTTCTAACTTAGTCTGCGTTAAATGTACTTTGTTATATCTATATGAATATTCTTGACAGAGCGCCACAAAATGTCTATAGTGCCAGTCGTAGTTTGCTTTGGATTCCATAGTCCATACTGTACATGGATGGTAATGATGGACAGCTTTATAAAACAAATCTTCTCGGTCGTCTAGTAATTCGTAGTATTTTATAATACGTTTGCCAGACTTAGATCGCTTACGACATTCTACACCGTCTGCCATGCGGTGAGCGGTACAAAGCATCTGACCACTTTCTAGTATCATTTTAACAACATGTTTATCGCACTGCAACCGGGCAGCTTCTATTGGATCGTTTGAGAGAATGAATATATTCATTAGCCTACCTGCATATCAATTGTATTTACGAGGTCTTCAACAAAAACGTCTGTTACTTTTTTGTCTGTGATACAAGTATGTACGCCTTTGACTTTACGGAGACGCATAAATGTTACATCATAAAGATCGGATCCGTTCAATTCGATTTGAACTTTACCCTTCCATTTAACCATTCCGCTAGTTTTGAACATAATGCCATCTGTTGATGTACGCATATATTCTTTTGAACCCCAAGCCCAAAGCGCCATTTTGTCGATTGTTTTGATTTGGGAGAGGATTGTTTCTGCTACAGACATTGGATCTCTTTCTATGTGTGATTCTGTTTCTATAGTTAGAATAGCATAATAAAGTAGGCTTGTCAACCTTATTTATCAAAAAGTTTTGTATATTTTCTATGCTGTTTGATATTCCACTTTTCAACAACATCGTCGCCGTTTGCGTCAGTGGTCAAGATGTACGCAACAGTTTTCTTAACTATCGCAAAGCGAAAGCCTTGATCCATATTCCAAGGAGTTGTTACCCAGACTTTATGAGGATACTCTTCACCGAAGCCAGTCTCGTTATTAGTTGAAAATTCAAAAAAGTTATCGTTCTCTTTCAAAAGAAAACTACCTTGGATGCTGCTATCGCCGTATGTGAAGCCTACATTTTCTGGTGCAAATGACATTGTGTGAACCCTTTCAAGTGATTCTGTTTCTACAACTAATCTAGCATAAACAGAACCACTTGTCAAGAGGTTTATTTTACGCTACCTCGAATATTTGCGATTTAGTTGTTATGTAATTGTCCAGATACTGTTTCTTAGCTTTGATTTTTTTTACTAGATCAAGTTTTCCTTCATTTGTAAGTTTTTGTGCATAATTTTCTAATTCGGCACTATCGTTCTGAAGTCTCTGGAGTTGATCGTTGGACATGGTATTTCTCCTTGAAAAGTAAAAAGCCAGCTTCTCCTGGAGAAACCGGCTACAAAGTTTTTTATTATTTTTTATTGGGTCGCGCATATTGTGTTATTGCGAAATTAGATTTGGAAATGCCTTTTTTACCGTTGCTTTTGTTATTCCTGAAATGTTTGTTTTGCTCGTCATGTTAATTACAATCTCCGCGTCTTGAGGGTGAATAGATTCTAGCAATTTAATATAGAGCATTTCACGCTTTGCTTTTAACATTTTATCGCCTTCCAAACCCTTAACAAAGTGTTTGAATTGCCTGTTTTGTTTTAGCAAACTTGATGGTGAGTTATGCCCTTGGTTCTCCTCAAATGGTGGTTTTCCCGCTGGCACATTCCATTGAACTATATCGTCGTATGTTCCTCTCAGAACATCTTTCAAAGCCCAACTTTCGTTCTTTTGCAAAATGGCAACTTTATCGTCACCTTTCGCTTTTTTTACCTCTTCAAATATTTCATGGATATGCTTTCTCATTATATGAACTCCTGAACGCTTTCTACTAATAATCTACATCTTTTCTGAACCAAGTATGGAAACACTTTACCTTTGTTTTTTTGTGGGTCTTGTGCTTCATACTTATTTATAATCTCATCTTTGATGTTTTGCGGAGTTTCTGTTAAATCTACAAGTTTTTTATTACGAATAAAGTTTCTATATGTTTCTTCATTCATACCCATCTTTGGATCTTCACTGTTATACCAAGAGTCCATTTTCTTTTTAGTCATAGGTTTTTGTCTAATACCTTCAGCAATAGCGTTATCAGGAGAAAGAATATTTGGTACGCCGTCAGAACCACAACCCTTAAAGATTTTCTCCATAGTCCATCTGTGTGCATCGTCTGTAGATACAAGCTTTTTTGTAATAGGACTGAATTGCTTTACGTTAGACATTTTCTGTAGCTGAATAAAATCGTTATCGCCAGAAATGATCATTACATTCTCATGCTTGCCAAACTCTTGTGTCTCAAATGCAATACGTGCAATGGCATCGTCAGCTTCACAGCCCCACTGCTTAATTGTCTTGTATGGAAAATTGTCGCCGATTTCTTCGAAAATCATGCCGATAATTCTAAATGCTTCTTGCCAGTCGATCTTAGATTCGTCACGACCTTCAGAACGTCTCCACTTGTAATATGGATAAATTTCTTTGCGAAAGTTGCCGCCGCCATCAGCAACGACAACTATCTCTCCATACTCTTTAAAATACTTTTTACGATACATTCTGATCTGATTGAGAATCATTGGTCGTATAATATTTTCATCGATAGGCTCTTTTCGTGCCAGCATCATACCAATAGCAACGCCATTATAGTCAATTAGAATCATAATAATCTCCGGTTTGTTTCATTGTATAATAGCATAATGGCACTTACTTGTCAATAGCTAAATTCCTTTTTTCTCTTATTGTTTCAGTCAAATCGAGGACGCTTTCTCTTTCTATTAAAGAAATTATAGTTTCTGCTACGGCATCCCAGCCAGCATTGAAGGCCACCTTGTGGACCGTTTGCAAGTTAGGGTTGGCTCTTTCG